TCTTTGAAATCGTTTGACATTTTAATCTCCTTATAAAATATAACCCCCATCCGAGGACAGGGGTTAAGAACTGCTTTTACACAGTAGCGTTGACAATTATGCCGTTGCCTTCTGGATTCTTAGCTTCAAAAGTAAGCTCTTGAACCATGTAAGAACGCAAAGCATCTCCAGCTTCGTTTATATCACGGAAGTGAGTTGGACGAAGTGAAGACATAGCTAGGAACGAAGGATCATATATCATGATCTCGCTTGCACTCATGATGTAATTATGTTTGATCTCAACATCACCAAAGTCAGACTCATACAAGTCTATTGACTGGCGAAGCTTTCCTCTCTCATCAATATTACGTCTGACGTTTGTACCTGTGCCAGCGTTAATAAGAGTAGAGAAGGCAACTTTTTGTGTTGTTGACATCATCACAATTGAAGGAGCAGCCGTAGTTGAACCGTTAGTTAAACGTAGTACTTCGTTAATGTCAGCTAGCGTTATTGCAGCAGCTGCACCAGTAGTCCACGTTGGAACGTCTGTTCCGTCACCAGTAGCTTTTGTTAAAGTACCAGCTCCAGCGTTTACACAAGCCGTCTGTGTATAAGACTTGTATGCACCCATGAGCCTTGCTCCAGCTTGGATATTACCCGATGCAGAGGCAGATGCAGTTTTTACCTGCGAACCTACCATTGTCTTTTCAATGTCACGCTGCATTTCCTTACCACGCTTTTCAGTTTGGTATTTAAATTCAGACTTGCGACCTGCTTTGTCTACCGCTTCAAGAGTACCAGACACATTAATACCTTTAGTAAAAATCTGTGTGATATTTGTAAGGCGAGTCATAACAGGCGAAGTGCTCACTGCGTAGTCAGACGCTTCCGCTGCAGCCTGCGTTGCAGGAGCTTGTAGAGTGTCTGTTGTCCATTCGTGAGTAGTCGCTGTTGCTTTTGACTTTCCAATTGAAGAGATGAACGGGGTCATATCTCGAGAGATGTTTGAAATCCAGTTTGCCAAATCCTCTCTCTGAGATATCGCATTACTGGTCGTAAAGTTTGTAGCCATTACTATTTTCCTATATTACATAGAGAGCTGTTACTCGAACAATGAATCAATTGCACTATCAAAAAGAAGTGCTTCATCTTTCGATGTTGCTTTTCCTTTCTTAGTTCTTGCTCGAGCTTCATCAACTCTATTGGATTTTTTAGTTTTAGCAGTACTAGGTTTTTTAGTAGGTACTCGTTTAACTGGAGTTTGTTTCCTTTTAGCTGTACCTTTGTCAGAGTTTTCAGATAGTCGTCTAAACTTATCAATAGCATTCACCATCGCTGGGTCGGTCATTGTATCAACCACTCTCTCATCCAAACCAATGCTTAATGCAAAGGTTCGATTCGATAAAGCAACTTCCTCCGACCAATCAGGAATCAAGTCTTTAACCACTGAATTAAAGTGTTCGACTTGTTTTCCAAATTGCTCTTGTTGTTGTTGCCCCAATTGTTGTGACATGCCTTGTAATAAATTATTACGACTAGCTTGTCTTGTAGAATACTCCTCTTTAGCCTTACCTAACTTATTGTTAAGTTTGCTGGCTTGATAGTCGTCTTCTTCAAATGCTTTGTCTACTTGGTCTTGAAGATGTTTTAAAACACTTTGGTCTTTTGCATCTTCTCGTTGTAGTAGCTCCGCATTTACTCTTGCATAGATTTCAGCCTGTTCTCTAGTTTGTTCAAGAACCTTTGCCTGTTCTGCTAGCTCATCCCCTTTCTTTGACTGGCTCTGCTTTGTCTGATAGTTTGCGACAAGTTCTTCCATAGATACTTCAGATTCTTTTCCGTCAACCTTAACCGGAACTCTAAAGTCCATATCAATCTCACCTAGTTCATCTGATTCAGATTTTTGGGTAGCGTCCTCAGACTCATCCTCTTCATCATCTTCTTCACTTTCATTATCATCCTCTACTTCGTCAACTTCATCAGCGTCCTCGTCTGTGTGTGGATCATCACTTTCGAGTTCTTCTGTCGCTTCGTCACTCTCTTGGGTAGCTATATCAGGTTCATGACCTAATATATCATCCGCCAAAGCATCGAAATCGAAATCAGCAACGTCCGACTCATCCGTATGGGTAGCTTCGTTATTTGTTTCTGACATTATATCTCCTATAAATAAGAGAGTTTATTACAACTCTCTGTCATCAATCATCTAAAGGTTTGTAATAAAACCTCTTATTTTTTCTTGCTTTTAACTACTTTTAATGTAGGTATAGCTGCAAGTAGCTTTTCTAGATTAACTCTTGCTGTAAGCATATTGTTCATATCAAAAGCAGCGCCATGAATATTTCTTCCAGTGCCCATTACTTTTATAATCGCCTCTATACTTACATTAAGTTTTTCTAAAGCTAGTTTTAATACTGCTTCATCATTCATCATTCATCTCCTGAACTATTTTTTTCTTGTTCAACTTTGTTATCTTTTGCCATAATAGCTTTATCTATATTGCTCATTACAGCCCCTTGACTTATAGCTAACTTATAAATAAACTCTCTACGTTCTGTTTCATAGTGTTTAGTACTTAACCACTCTTGAAAAAGATTATTAAGTATATCTTCAGTTACCATTGTCATAGCATCTTTTATTTCAGCACACTGGTAGCCCTTATTCAGGACTCTCTGTGCATCATCATATGGTGATACTTTTTTTGGTTTACCATTATCTCCAACTTTATAAGCTGGTTGTCTTTTATAATTACTCATCAGTCATCTCACATGTTTTGATATTCATCTATAGATATACGATCAAATCCAAGAGTTTGTAGTATACCTAAAGTTTTTAAAGCAGCCGTAGAACTTACAAGAATTTCTAAGTCTTCGCTCTCAGTTGCTAATTCTGCTATTCTATCAATAGCCTCCGCTATTAACATTGTTCGGTTGTCCATTTGGCATTCCTTGTTGTTGCATCATCTGCTCTTGTTGAGCTTGTAACTCTGCTTCCATTTCTTCCTGTTCTTCTGTATCTTGATATAATGATAAGAAGTCTGCTGGAATTTTTTGTGGAATTTGAGCTCCATCTTTCTGAGCTTTAACTGCAAGTTCTGCCCACTCTCTATTAGAGTCATCATTCGCTGTTAACAATTGACGCTTATTGTCAATCTTCTTATTATCAGCTTCAGCTTTAATTAAACTAATATTGGCTTCTTTTGTTGCAAGGTCTAATTGTACAGACGCTTTCTCAGCCAAACGTATTTCCTCTCTATCCTGTTCTTTTTTCTGCTGGTCTTCTTGTTGAGCCTGCTGAAACTCTGGTGTAGCTGGATCATTTAAGAATCTAGTAGGATCCATTCCCATGTTTTTCAATATATCTAAAGCTAGATTATAAGAAGACATAGGGTTTATATAGGCTTCCGATGTTGGAGTTTGTGCCATCTGTGGAAGCAATTGAGTTAATTGTAATAATTTTTCGCCCAAAGATTGATTAGAATTTTCTCCAATATTTGCTTGAATATCTAAGTCCATATTTCCCGGCATTGTTTGTAGTTCTTCAGGAGATAAAGATGCGTAGCCTTGGTCTGTTTTATACACAGTAGGATTCTTAAGATTGTTTTTCATTTCTCTTAAAACACCACGACATAAATCTTTAATACCAGTCTCTACAAATCTACGGGCAATATGCTCGATTCTTATTTGAGCAGCATTCTGTGCTCCTGTCATTTTCTGTTCTGAGTTTCCTGATACATATAATGTATCATTTAGTCCCATTGCAGTTTTACTAAGCCCAGTAGATTGTTCTTTCTGTAGCCCCAGGAATTCTAACATGCTTGCCGTTCCAGAGCTCATTGGCTCTGGCTGGAGTTGTTGTACTGCTGCTGCAGGATTTCCATTAGTAGGAATAATCTGCTTAGGCACTGGGTTTTGTAAAGCTTGGAAGTCCACTACATTAGGATCAGCTAGCGTTCTACCATAGTTACCAAAGTACACGTTCTCTACAAATCCTCTAAGGATTGCTGTAGTTGCTTGTGTCTGTGGGCGAGCCATATCAAGAAGCGACAGTCCATAAAATTCATGTGGTATCTCAATAGGATTAAGTACAGCTATAGGAACATATGCCACATCATCTTCTTCTAAGATTGTGTTTCCAGCTTTAATGACATGTTTAAGTTCTGCAATACCATCGCCATCTCTATCTGTTCTAATCCAGCATTCAATAACTGTAATACTGATATTTGCTTCGTCTTCATCGTCATCATTGTTAGTTAACCAGTTTGTAATGCCAGCAGCATCCTTTCTAGCAAATGATTCATAAGACCAATCAGAACTTCTAACAGTTGCTTCTTCACCAATTTCATTGAAGTCTATATCAAGATCAGACCATGTTCGTCTGACATCAGAACGAGTCATCTCAGTAACGATACCAACAAAGGTTGCATCAGTTATTGATGTAGCAGCTCTATTTATAAGAAAAGATTCTGGTGCAATATTGTTAAGTTTTACTCCAGACTTGTCTATTTTTCTACGAAGTCTTACATCTACATATGCATAGTAACTTGTACCATCTTCATTTACAATTGGCTCTGTTCCTATTTGTAAGTCACCAACAATTTCAACATTCGGATCAGCAAGTATCTGGTCAAGAACACCTTCTTCGATTTGGTCGTATTCTTCTAAAACATAATCGTAATGTTCTTCCCATCCCCAAGTTAGAGCACTATTGCCAAAGACAACTGCTGACTTTATCCACGTGGAAAGTTTCGACCATCCATCAGGATTTGAGTTGAATAGACAATAGTTGACTACATCCGAAGCAATTTGTGATGCTTTTACAGCAGCCATCTCGTTGCTATATGGTGTAAATAAAGCCAACTTATTATTGTCTAATAATAGTTTGGTCAATAGTGCAGTATATCCCTCAGCTATCTCGGCTGAGTCTGAGGATACAATTGAGCTTACACCTTGTGGTTTTAAATCACCTTGGGCTTCTAGGCTCATTTCATATACGGCATTTTCTCTTCGTTTACTAACGTCTGATGATCCAGTATAACCACCCGTAGCATTACGCATATGGCGGTCAATCGACTGGATTAACATCTCGTCATCAATCTTTTCGATTTTCTTTTTCATTCTCACTCTCTCTGTTATCTACTGTTTAAAAATGTTGCCAGTGAATTAGCATATATTCTATTCAATTCTGGTGTTATTGTACTAAAGTGTTCAGGTTCTGTTTGAGGTCTAAAAGAAGTTCCAATTGCACGAGCAAATATTTCTTGTGGACTTAATCTATAATCTTTAGCCTCTTGCGAATATCCGGGACTATTCCAAACAGTTTGATACCCGGGATCTGATAATGCTGTAGAAATATATTGTCCAAATCCTTCTCTTGGATTGTTTCTTCCTGAATGATGAATTCTGTCTGTTGGATCTTCAACATCTAAATGAGCAGTTCTAGGGTCGTTCATCCATTGTTCATATAAATTTTCTTGTGATGGAATCATAGCTCCACCAGCTGCAGGATTTCCTGTTGCATAAGATTGCATAATCTCACTTGCAGATATATTATCTTGTCCAGCTATAACATTATCATAATAGTGTCCACCGAGTTCGTGCATACCTACAGAACTAAAAGGAAGGTTGCCTTTTCCAGCAGGTATGATACCATCAGCACCAGAACTATTCCACCATGGAGGTAAATAACCGGGCTGCATTTCTTGCCATCCTTTATCTGAGATAGCAGTTGTAGGTCTGTCTAGTCTGTCATCTAAATTAAGTTGAGGCTCGGCATATGCATAGTTTAATTTTTCATCTTCAGTAAGCAAATTTTGAATTTTACTCCAAGTATCCATTTGATCTTTATAATTTTTAACTTTTTCATCCCAGCGCCCAAAAGGAACATCTAAATACATTCCTAAATTTTCAGTAGGACGATGCATTGGCGAATTTTCAAAACCAAATGTACCATAATAATTATCACCTTCAGTTCCTACATTGTCATTTAAAAAGTTAGCACTTCTTCCGCTTTCTGCTATAAAGTTTATATCTTTAGGAAGATATTTGTTTCTATTAACTGGAAGAGTTCCATGTGTATTCCAAATACTATCTATAGCTTCAAACGTAGGTTCCCAATATTCTTCTGCATTATTCCAAAAATGACCTCTAGATCCAAGACCACCCCATTCATCTCCTACTTGTTGTGGTACTGGCAGGCTTGGTGCTACTAATGCTGGTTTTTGAACCATACTATATATATCTGCCATAAACTCTCCCTACAACCACTTGGTATCTGGCTGCTCAAATAATGTATTAGTTTCACCCCAGCTAAACGATTTGTTAGTTAAGGCGTGTCCATGTGTTCTGTAAACTTCACAAGCAATTGCTAATGACATAACCATGTCATCATAATGTCCTGTGGATGCTTCTGCTTTTCCGCTTGGTGTTACAATGAAATTTCTGAGTTCATCTAATAATA